CAAAACCGGAGAACAGGGAGGCTTCCGTCTCGGGGTAGCCCGCCGATATCTCCACACTGTCCGCACGCTTGTAAATCCGATCTTCATGATCCGGAGACAGGTTCCATATCGTGGCTTCTCCAACCTGCTGACTTTCGTCAATGCTCCGTTCGATGGTGACTTGAATGCGCAAGTCGGACAGAGTTAAGTCCGCAATTGTAACGACAAGCTGTCGATCGTATAGAAGGACCATGGGCACTCGCTTTCAGAAACAATCCGTCGATGCATAGCATCCCGACCGTCAATCTGCAAATTCCGTACTGGGCAATTCAGTTCATTCAGCCTGCTCGAATGAAGTCGTTGCGAGGAGGAAGGGGATCCGCAAAGAGTTGGTCCGTTGCTCGATTGATGATTTTGCGGATGGCGGCAATGCTCCCAACATACCCTCCTCATCCCGTCAACATTGTCTCCGCTCGAGACTTCAACACACGACTGTCCACTTCCGTCAAGAAAGCGGTCGAGAAGAACATCAAGCTGTTGAACCTTCAAAACGAGTTCGAGATATACAACACCAAGATCATGCACAACAACGGATCCGAGATGATCTTTGCAGGAGTCAATCGAAGCGTGGACAGTTTCCTCTCCATGGAGGACATCGACATCTTCTGGATGGAGCAGGCCGAATGTCTTCAAGACGAGATGCACATCATCGAACCCACAATCCGGAAGCCAGGATCCGAACTTTGGTTCGTGTGGAATCCATACAGACGGACGGATTTTTGTTGGAGGCGTTTTGTCTTGAATCCCGAGCCCGATGACATCTCCGTTCATGTCAACTTCGACTTGAACCCTTGGTGGACGGATGAACTTGAGAAGACACGACTGTACTATCAGAAGCACGAACCTACGCTTTACCCCTGGATGTGGCTGGGAGAGCCTAGGGANGAAGGCAGCGACGATCAGATCCTGCCCTATTCCATGTTGCAAAAATGCGTGGAAGCGTATAAACACAGACCCGAGATTTCCAGTCTTGGCGTGTGCGATTTTGGATTTGACATCGCGGAAGGGGGCAGGGACAAATGTTGCACTGTCGGACGAATTGGTCCGTGTGTCGAACATGTTGACTTGTGGCCTGGAACCAGCGGCGACATGTACCCTGCAGCCGTTCGAGCAACGAACAACATGCGGGAATTCCCCAGTCAGGTTCATCGAGTGTACTACGATGCCGGATCTCCCATGAAGGGGCCGCTGTTGATGCAGAATCCGACTTGGGGAGTGAAGGCCATCAACTTCGGAGGGAAGGTTGGAGGGCCGAGACGGGCATACGAAACAGGGCGCAGCAACGACACAGTTTTCAGTCGCAGGAACATTCAGATGGCGCAGGCGTTGCGATTGCGCGCAATGAACTCCGTCCGGCTGGTTGCAGGGGAGGATGTCCCCGCAGAAAACTGTTTGATGTTCAATCCGAATTTGCCTAATTTGGAGGCGATGTTAAGCGAATGCACAAAACCCATTCGCAGGGCCAATCCAACGACAGGTCTTTGGGAAATGGACAAGCGAGGAGACGACGCGCAAGCCAAGTCTCCCGACAGATTTGATGCATTGTGTCTTGCGTTCGCAAGAGATTCCGAGTCCGGATTGAGAGCTAGAAACTAAGGAAGTTCCATGACATTGCCAATTGATACATTTTTCAGTGTCCGGACGCAGATTGCCGTTGGAGGGGTTCCGTCACAAACCTACGGGCGCGGACTTGTGCTGACCACTGACCCCAACATCTCGGCGGGGGGAGAAGGCAAGGTGCGGTTCTTTACCACCGCCGATTCTGTCCAAGATCTGTTTGGTTCGGAGTCGACCGCAACGAAAGCTGCGCGGGAATGGTTCTCGTACAACCCCTATCCCGAAGGTGTGTACATAGGTCGTTGGGCCCATCAATTTGTTCCAACTGTCTTGCGGGGATCGCAACTGAGTGCATCCGCAACATCCCTTGACGCGCTCAGGAACGCAGCGGCCTCCTTTCGGATTCTTGGAAGTGACGTCTCGGTCAACACAAGCGCTGCGGACTCGTTCGCAGCCGTTGCGCAGATCATCGAGACGGAGTTGACTTCACGCGGTTCGTTGACGGGAAGAATTGGTTCCATTGATGTCAGCGCGGGGGGATCCGGATATTCCTCCGTGCCCAGTGTCAGCATTGCAGCTCCTACGGGAGCGGCGGGAGTTCAAGCTACCGCGGATGCAGTGTTGAACGGACAATCCGTTGAGAGCATCACGATCACGAACCCAGGCGCAGGCTACGAGTCGGTTCCTACGATAACCTTCTCCGGAGGGGGAGGAGGAAGTGGAGCGGATGCGACCGCCGTGCTTGAGCGGAATGCGTTGGTNCCTGCATTGACGGGAGCNACATTCCAGTTTCAAAACAGTTCGTTCGTTCTGAGTCTTGCAAGTTCGGAGGCTTTGGATCCTCCTTATTTTGACTTGTCGAACGATGCTCCGGACAACGACATCTCCATTGCATTGGGCATGGGCATTGTGAATGCAACCTACCTGCAGGGTTCGGAAGTCGAGACTCCCTCCGAAGCTGTCAGCAGGATTCTTGACTTCTTGCCAGATGCGACTCCCTCATATCTCGCTTATGACGATGGCGTTCCGAGAGTTTACGGCGATGAAGATTTGGAAGTCGACGTCAACTTGTGGACATATGTCGAAACTACGGATCTGATATTCAGTTTCACGGACACAAGCCTGTCCGCAAGACGCAGTCGAACGGAGCAAACAAGTCTGTTTGCGCGGTGTGTAAATCTGGCNCTCAGAAGAACGATGGTCTGTCTGGGAGACGATGACAAGCGTCCGCACATCGCGGCTCTTGCGGCGCTGTCCTCAATCAATTGGGATCAACCCAGATCGATAATCACGCTGTTTGCAAAGTCCTTTCCGGGGATCGCTCCAACGCCAATCACGGTTGAAGAAGCGGACATCATCAAGAACAAGCGCGGAAACTTCTACACCAACATCGGGGGCGTTCCTTCCTTTGCCGAGGGTTTCATGGCTGCGCCCGGATATTGGGCGGATGCAGTTGCGTTCAACACATGGATGGCGAACGAGCTGAAGCTTGCGAAGTGGTCAGCTGCGAGACAAAGCGGGCGATTGTCCGTAGCCATTCTGAAGTCCGCATTGACGGAGGCTCTCGCCAAGGGAGTCCGGAACGGAGGGTTGCAGCCAGGGAGGAATGTTGGACATGTCACTGCCAAGGACATCATCGACACAACTGGGAATGTTGCGTTTGATGGAGTTTTGACTGCGGGGTATCTCGTCTACATTGGAGATGTCAGCGCGCAGACAACGACCGAACGAACAGAGAGGCAAGGTCCTCCAATCAAGATCTGGGCAGTGGGATCCGAAGCGATCCATTCGGCGCACACCGACTTCATCTTTGAAAACTAAGGAGGCTTTCAATGACAGCGATTCTTTCCAACGGCAATCTCGAAGTCGTTATTGACCAAAGTCATCGGATTGAGGGATGGGCAGCTGTTGACAGGCCCGCCGAATTTCCGGATGTTGGAGACAGGTTCACGTTGCAACGCAGTCAGAACGACGGCGGTCTGTACATCATGGCCAACATGATTCTCGGAGGCGACTTTGTCATTCGACTCGCTCCGACAAGTCCTTCCGCTCAATGGCTCATTGACAGAGGACAGGAGATCAAGCGAGCGCAACGGCAACGGCAACGCATTCGGATTTTCAGCATCACCTACGACGATGTTGTTCAAGGGCGCAGCACTGTGATGGAGGGTTGTGTGATGTACAAGTTTCCGGATCAGGTTGAAGCGAACGAGACCGCGGAATTCACTTTCGCATGTGAGGTCATCGACACCAACAACGATGGAGCGATATTCACTCCGCCGTTGGAGACTAGGTTGTTTGCATGAACTGGGACTTGAAAAGCTGGACAGAGCAGGAAGTTGTGCTTGGCAACACAACTTTCTACATCAACAAGCTTCTTGCGGAAGAGCAGTTCTGGCTTTTTGAAGATCTTCGTCCTGGCCTTGCGACATTGATTTCCTCTCTCGAAGGGTTCGAACAGAACGACAATGTTCTGACGATGATTGGTCAGTTGGTCGGGAATCTCCCTAGAACAACGATCAAAACTGCGATGAACGAATTGATGCCGCATGTGAAATACAAGCATCCCGGCATGCAGAATGCATTGCCGGTTGGGAGGGACAGGGGGAGCGCCTTCCGAGACTTGAAGGTTCATGAGATTTACGAGCTGCTGTTTCGGGCGTTCCTCGTAAATTTTCACGGCTCCTTGGACGCAGTTTTAGGAATTTTGGCGGAGCGCGCCAAGGAGATCTCGAACGAACAAGAGGGATAAGTCCCTTCTTCGCCGCTCCCATAGGGGAGGGACTGTGCACTCTTGCAGAGCTTCGAACCAGACAGCTCGATGGAACTCCATTGTTGGATGTGTCCGATGTTTGTGATCTGAATGAGATTCTCATTGTGCGACAAGAGAATCACCGACGATTGCAGGACAGACAGCGCAGAGAACGCGAACGGAAGCGAACTCGATAAATGGCTGTAATCGATCATCTCACAACCATCTTCAACTTCAAGGGCGATCTAACTACCCTCAATCGGATCAAGCGCAGGGTCGCTCAAGTCAAGCAGGACATGTCGACTCTCGCCACGGAAGCAGGGAAGGTTGGCACTGCGCTGACAACCGCCGCCGCAGCCCCACTCGCAACATTCGCCACCGTGGAAGAAAACCTGGCCAAGATGCGAGGCTTGGTGGGAGTCTCGCAAGAACAGCTGGATGAGTGGGAAGAGGACATAAAGGACATCTCCAAGACAACTGGGGAGTCCATGGCGGACATTACGGACGCATTGTTCTTCATTACATCCGCAGGGTTCGAAGGCGAAACTGCGATGGACATCCTGTTGATCTCCGCCAAGGCGGCGGCAACGGGATTGGGAGAACAGAAGGACATAGCGGACCTGTTGACATCCGCAATGTCCGTCTACGGAGAGGAAGCTCTGTCCGCAGCGGAAGCGGGCGATCAATTGGTTGCATCCATTCGAGAAGGGAAACTCGAACCGGAAGAAATGGCGACTGCAATGGCGG